CACGCGATGACGGCACAAACGCATCTCAAGTTCTTGTGCGACTGGATCGCCATTCGTGGATTAGGAATCGCGAGCCCAGGCGACATGTTCGAATGGTTTTGCGATCTGACGCAAGTGCCGTGTTGGATAGCAGCCGCAGCGCTGTACTTGAAAGACGCTCAGAAATAAGGAGCCACGATGGCAAACGATACATCAGGACCAGAGGGAGCAGCGGCTGCAGTAGCGAGCGCGAAGAAGACCCTCGCGGATACGCACAAGCACTTTGGCGATAACCCAGACTACGCCCCGAAGGCGCCGGTGAAGAACGTGTATGCGATACCCCACCAGGCTCGCCAGGCGTCCGGCGATGCGACGAAGTCCCCAACAACTATGCAGGAGTATAATGAGCGCCAGGCTAACGCCGACAATCTTATCACTCACACCCCGGACAGTCCGATCAGGTAATCACCTATGGACGACAACAGAGTAGCAGAATTAGTCACCGGGGCACACAACACCCTGGAGAAAGCAATACCGACGACCCAGACCGTTGAGGGCAATCCAACCGCAACGTTCTCGTCAAAGAAGACGGAACTCAACATTCCACAGGCCCACAAGTCAGCACCCTACTCAATGGCCCGGGCAATGAGGATGAATTCGTCTATCAACACGAATATGTAATATCCGAGGTTCCAATGGGCTTGACACCGAAAGAAAGAAAGGCGAATCAAAGAGCAAGAGACGCAGGTTTCCCAGAGCCTTACCAGGCTAAACCAGCAGCTCCGAAAGCGACCAAAGAAGAGGTCGAGACGCGGCTCTCGCAGCACGCATCCGATTTCGCCTGGGCCCAGGAACAGGACGCAACCGAGACATTTTACAAGAGTGAGTGCCGGCCGTGCGTAGACCTTCTTGCAATATACGAAGGCGCGAATATCGAAGACAAAGAAGCAGAAGACGATGAAGAGACCAGCGGTAGCAAGAAAAAGTCAAAGAAGAAACAGAACCGCCCAAACCCCTCTCTACAGAGGCTTACAATCCGGGCTATCGAGTCAGAAGGATTCAGGATTGAGCCCGACGCCGCCCTTAGCTTCAGAAAGGTCTTTGAAGTAAACGAAGTTGTTTCGTTTCGTCGCTGGCTAGATCTCCGCGACAAAGGCCGTAAGGACATATTCTGGCTCGGTCGTTTGCTCGGCAAGAACTTGTATTACGAAGTCCACCACCCTGTCTGCGACATGTTCGTCCAGAAGAACTTCGATGGGATGTACTTTCCGGGGTTCAACCAAGACGACCTGCACGCCATGATTAAGCAGCAGAAGCGTGTTGCCATGGATGGCGTTACGCCTACGCGTACCATGATATTGATGGCCCCGCGCTCGGGGTATAAGTCGACAATCGACGGAATCGATGCGACGAGCTGGTTGCTGAATTGTCCGGATATCCGCATCATGATTATCACGGCGTTCAGAAACCTAGCTAAGACATTTTTGAGAGAAATCAAGAAGTACTTCTTTCTTCCACGTAGTGCTCAGCCGACGGCTTTTCATATGCTGTATCCGGAATTCATCCTGACCGGTGTTGACGGCACATCAGAGCAAGCTTTGGAGTGCCCGGCGCACGTTTTGAATTCTAAGGAACCGCATCTATGGATAACGTCCATGGAGTCGTCGGCTACCGGTTTACGTTGCGATATCCGTAAGATGGATGACATCGTAGACCCAAAGAACTCGAATGACGAAGAGCTCCGCGCGGAACTGAAGTACAAGATCGACGGCACCAACGACTTAGTCGAGCCATGGGGCTTCACTGACGTCGCCGGCACCCGGTACTTCACACAAGATTGGTACGGCATGCGTATGGCCCCAGACGAGAACGGGGACCCGGCGCCGTACGCCTATCTGCACATTCCGGCTTGGAAACCCAAGAAGGAATTCGAAGCGCAGTACGCGATCCTTTTGAGAACAGAAGGTGGAATGTACAAGGTCACCGAAGATATGGTTGACCTGTGGTTCCCGCAGAAGCTTAGCTTCGAGCACTTGAAGAACACGCTCAAAGAGAAGAAAGAACGCAGCTTCAAGAACCAACAACTTAATATCGCTACGGACCCAAAGGTAGATGACGTCTATATCAACCTGTTCGACAAGGATGTCCTCGATCATCATACGACGACCCTATCGGCAGCCACCCTCAAGGACGGCGAGATCATCCAGACTTGGGATATAGCCTACGGCGAAAAAAGAACGTCAGATTACTCGGTCGGCATAACCGCAAAGGTCATTCAGAATACAGACAAGCAACTTGGCCTGCACATCCTGGAGATCATCTTCGACAAGTGGAAGAACTCCGAACTGCCGTATCACATGCTGTCCTTTTACGAGAGATGGAAGCCGAACCGGGTTCGCATCGAGAACTCCAACGGCGTCGGATTCCTGATGAACAACATCCGGAACCTGGCGCGGTCCCGTGGTTCCGACATAGAGCATCACGTCCAGTTATGGCCGGTGGATGTTTCCCCGAATGCCAAGCGCAACCGCATCAAGGACGCGGAATTCCTTCTAGGACACGACCGTCTATTCTTTGTAGGCGGCCCGTGGATGCAAGAGACGAACAAGCAGCTCACCGAATACAGCGGCAAGAAGAGCACAACGTATCGCAAAGACGACATACCAGACGCTCTCGGGTTGACAACAACCTTCTTGCCGGCTATCGCCTTGGTGCATAGCCCGGACCCCAAGGAAGTCGAGAAAGCGTACGAAGAAAGAGTCCAGACCGCCCGGACCAGAGCGTTGTATGATCGCATGTTTATGGACCGGCCACAGCTTCGCGAGGCTATGACAAGAACCCAGTGGGAGGCCCAGCAACGTGGTGACCCGCAGTTCCCAGAACCAGAAGAGCCCAAGCCTGACCCCCGCCGGGCTTTGATGAACAAGTTTTTTGGCGGTAACGGAATGAGAGCCTGATGTCAGACCAAAATCAAAGAATGGAGCAGGCGATACATGATTTGTACGTTGAGCCTGCGGCCATAATCACCGAAGAGAACGAGAGCGTAGATCCGGAAACGGATACTATTCAGTTTGACGCGCAAGCGGCTGTGAAGTTGGTTATCGACGGCACCGTGATGGCCGATAACTACATCAACATTCAGCAATGGGCCAACGGCTGGACTATGGCGGATATGCTTTATCAGTCGCCGGCATCCCAGACAGCTTTTGATGGCGGCAATGTCGGTCAGTCGTGCGTTCCGAAGTACATGGTATCGAATCACATCAGTGCCATCGTACCCAAGATCATGGGTGGATTGTTCTACGAAGATCCGCCGTTCTTGCTACGCCCGCGCCCGAGCGTCAAGCAGTCAATCGTCCAGGCCAAGACCGCTATCTTTGCGGCTCAGCTTGAGGCGATGGACTTCGAGGAAGAGGTCGAGCGCGCCCTAGAGCAAGCAGCTCTCTTGGGCACCGGTGTCATGAAGTACGGGTATACCGAGTATACCAGGAAGATGCGCCGGTACAAGCGGAAGGGCGAAAGACTTCCGATAGAGCAGCCGGACGGCTCGATTAAGTTGATCGATACCCCGGACTCGGATGACTACGAAGTCGAGTTCTACGATAAGAAGATTTCTCACCCGTGGATTAAGTGGTGTGAACTTCGTGCGGTCCTGGTCAACCCGGGATGCCGCGTCGGTGATATCCGCAAAGCCGGTTGGGTCGTGTATCGCGATTACGCGACGTTCTCAGACCTGAACCAGCTACGCAACGTTGATGGCTATAACATCCCGTCAGAAGCAATTCTAAAGAAGATCTTCGTCGACGGCGTGTCGTCTGGTCTTGACAACATCACCATGACGATTCCGGAAGCGATGTATGGATACCTCCAGCACGCACTTCCTCGGAACTACAAGACCTCGGCGGACCCGAACCAGTCTCCTATGGAGATCTTGGAACGTTGGGACGACGAGAGAGTCATCGTGGTTCTGCACTTCAACGGGCACAACATTCTTATTCGCAATGAAGCGAACCCATACGGGAAGATTCCTTTCTTCAGTTTTAACTGGAGGAACATCCCTGATTGCTTCTACGGCCAAGGGCTTGGGTTGCTAATCGGTGCCGAACAAATTGTCGAACAAGGTGTAACGAATCTTGCTCTCGATCTGTTGTCATACGGCTTGCAGCCGACGGCTGTCCGCAAGAAGGGATTCAATACTCTGACCCAGAATGTCAGATGGCGTCAGGGCGGAATCATCGACGTGGAAGAGGACGTTGACAAAGCGTTCAAGTTCCTACAGATGCCTCCGGTTCCGAGCGAAGCATGGCAGGCTATTGCCCAGTCTCAGCAGACTGGCGCTTCGACCTCGGGCGCAAACGAACAGGTTATCCAGGGCGCAGGTGGTGCGCGCGGCTCATCGACCGGCATGCGTTCCGGCACAGGCGCTGCAGCGGTCATCCAGGCCAACGCCTCGCGTCTAGACGGCCCGACGAGCAGATTCGTCCGTCAGGTCTTTATGCCATGGCTTTACACCATGGATGAACTAGACAACTTGCTGCTCCCGACCTCTGTCATCCGCGATATGCTCGGCGACGAGCTCGGCGAACCGTATCTTGTCGAGAATCACATCGAATACCGCGAAGCCAAGATCGAATACGAAGTCCTGGCCGGCTCGAAGCTCGGTGCCAAGAAGGAAATGGCCCAGTTCTTGCCGATCATGATTCAGTTGACCAACAACCCGACGTTCACACAGAACATTACCGAAGCAGGCTTCATGTGGGACGGCGTAGCAATCTTCAACGAGTTCGCACAAGCCGCTGGTTGGAAGTTCAGTCAGCAGTTCTTGCGTCCAATGACCGACCAAGAGAAGGCAAAGCGTGACGCCAACTCGCCGGCAGCTATGCAGGCAGCTCAGGCGAAGAGCGCACAACAGATGCAGCTTCAGAAGTACCAGCAAGAACAGCAGCTGCAGCAATCGGAACAACTTGGCAAGGCTGGCAATGAGGCCTACCGTGCCGCAATCGAGCATGCAACACAATCAGAACTGGTGAATGGCGAACCTGGCAACTCCGGGTTCGGCTCAGAAACCGTTCTTTAATAGAGGAATACTAAAATGGCCGAACAAAGAGAAACTCAGCGACTTCTAGGTGAAAATTTGACCGAAGTCAAGCGCGTCTTGATGGCTCAAACAGCCATGACGCCTGGATTTAAGGTCATCGTCGAGATAGCGAATGAGGCTTGCATTCGAGCCACACAGGATATCCTCAAAGTCGACCCCAAGAAACCGGACTATAATCATATTCTGGAAGTCCAGGCTCTTCGGGCTCGGTATTGGTCAGAATTTAGCGATCTGCTCTTCAAGTCGATCTACGCGCACGTAGATGCAATAGACTCGGCGAAGCAGATAGAGCAAGAAGCAGAAGGTGAAGACGCCCCGCCGAACATTCACGGCATCTATCCATCTGCCGGCGGAACCTCAGCAGACGCCATACGTAAAACGTTTGGCATCCACACTAGGGCACCCCGCAAAAAGAAGCAATCGCAAACGGAATCTCCCGCCGAGGGAGTGAAGTAGAATCAATGCAGTAAAGGATGAATATGAGCGTAACAACAAACACGGTCATTGACCTTGCTTGGCTCGAATCCGCCTCTCTAGCCGACCTTAAGGCCGTTCTAGCCATGGCGCGCGTCGACGCCTCCAAGCTTAACGCAGTCAATGCCCTCTTGAACACACCCGAAGGTCAGGCAATCTCTCACGAGATGCTGGACGACCCGAACTACGTCCCGAAATCGCAGCGCCAGCCGTCGGCCGAAGAGGCCGCGCAGATCGCCGCAGATTTGGCAGTCGCAGAACAGCAGGCCGCCGAGGCAGAAGTTGTTCGTCTTGCCAATGAAAAGGCCGTAGCTGACGCAGCTGTCGCACCCGTGCTGGAGCAAGTGACCGCACAGGCTCGTACAGCCGCAGCAACCGAAGACGCGGAAGCTCTGAAGCATGGCATCGCCATCCACAGAGATGCAAACGGCTCAATTATCAAGCTCGTGAAGAGCTACCAGGTCGTCGACGAGACCACCGGACGCCCAATCGGCCGCCCGACGCATCTCGAAGCCAAGAGCTGGATTGAATTGGCCACGAAAGACACCGCAGCACACGAAAATGCCGTTCGGTACGCCGAACGCGTCAAGAAGAACTTAAGAAGCAGCAGCCAGGCCGCCGCAGAAGTAAGCCAGGCGGAAGCAAGGTTCCAGCAAGCCGAGAAAGAAGCCAACGAGGCTACTCAGCTGGTTGCTACCGAAAAAGACCCTATCAAGGTGGCTGACGCCATCCGCAAGGTCAATGTTGCAGATCGCAACAGAGAGATAGCAGCTAAAGCGGCCGCAGAACACGGCAGAATTATTGCCGAAACCTGGATGGCCGATCATACAGAAGACTTTCTACCATGTGTGGCGAATACGACACTCATAGGACAGTGGCTACAAGCTAATAAACTTGAAGCGACCTATGAGAATCTTGAACGCGCCTTCATGGCAACCGAAACGCGACTGGCAAAACCGCCAGCTGCGGTCCCAGTCGAAGCAGTACCAGCAACTGTGGCACCCAATCCGCCAGCAGTTGTACCTGTTGCTCCCGTAACGCCAGTGGCACCAATAGTGCCGCCAGTCGCACCCGTAGCAACAGCTCCAGTATCAACAGTCGCGCCAACACCTACTCCGGTGGCGGCGACGACACCGGCACCTACGTCTGCAGTCGCGCCAATAGCGCAACCAGCTGCCCGTAGGCCGGCGGTCAACGGAAGTTTGCCCCCAGGGTCGATGTCTGCAGCACGACCGATTGAGGTTCCACAAACCCCCGAGGCCACAAGAGACCAACTGTTACTCGCCATCAAGAAGATGACTCCATCTGAATATCGCAACAAGTTGCAAACGAAACAATTTCGTGACCAACTCGAAGCGGCTGGAATCCAAGTAGCAGGAAAGGCTCAGTACACGCGTGGATAACGCGGTGCTTAATTTAGAGTAAAGGTGAGTTGGCCATGAGTGGACCTAACCCATCAGCATCATCCGTAGCAAACGTCCTAACGGCGCAGGCAATTCTTTTTGATAAAGAGTTGATCCCGAACCTTTTTTAACCTTGGGGTTCGTTAAACTTTCTCTGATTGACTCGAACGCTGAGATGCCAACGAGGCGGAACCTTTAATAGGACCGTGAGAGACTAAGCGAGAAAGCACTGAAAAGTGATGCAATAGTCCGAACATTACGAGAATAGAATCGTAAGATAACAGACCCGCAAGGGCGAGACCGACGCATTTGTGACCGTTGCCGAACGGCGTGTACAGGGCTTGGGAATGGGCGTTAACCGCCAGTTCTTCCAGTACAACACGTTGTCTGGTGACGTAGTCCAGAACGCGGACGGTGTAGTTGGCGCACCTGAAGTCATTTCTCAGATTAGCGCCCCGGCACAGTTGGGCGAATGGAACAACTATTCGAACTTCAGTGCTTTCGCAATCGCAGCAGCAATCGACCAGCTCGTTGGCAACAGCGCAGTGGAACTTGGCTACCAGGCCGGGCAGTCCATCAGCGAATTGTACAGCGCAGTGGCCGATAGCGCATCTGGCGTCGACGGAAACGTCAACCAGAGCGGTTTGCTAGCTTCTCCGTACACGTTGGATCTTGCAACGGTTCGTGAAATGAAGCAGCAGTTGGTGTCCGTTGACGTGCTTCCTTGCAAAAAGGGCATGTTCTACGGCGCGATCTCGCCGAACGTTCTAGGCGACATCTATAACGCAACCACTGTGAACAACTCCATCATCGACAACTGGAAGCACACCGAAAGTGGGCAGGCCAAGTTCGATGAGATGGCTGGATCTGACCAGACCAAGGACATCGTGCTTCCGGGTACGAACATCCTGTTCCGTCAGACCCCGTTCGTCACCAAGACCGCGTCCTACCTGACCTCGGGTAAGACCGCATACCGCACCTACATCTTCGGCAACTACGCGATGATCGGTGTGTGGATGCAGGTCCCTGGCGACACCAACCTCGATGAGGGTGATTGGCGCACGATTGACTGCCGCGTTGTAACAGACGCGCCGCCGTCTTCGTTCGACCCAACCGCAACCATCGGTGGATGGGCATCCTACCGCTTCCACCAGACGGTAACCCTACCGCCTGCAACCGGGCTCAACACCCAGCGTATTCGGTTCATTGATTCCGTGCCAGCTATACAATAGTTAAGTTATTGTATAGTAATAACTTTCCCGTGGCTTTATAACCCACGGCTTACTGATCAGGGGCGTGCCATTAACACGCCCCAGATTCTCTTTAATGGAGAGTAAAATGTTCGTTTATCAAGTTATCAATTTAGTGAACGGAAAGAAATACATCGGGCAACACTCTGGAAAAGACCTTCAAGGCTATTGGCGTAGAACCATTCTGAGAGCTAAACGACTTCTTCAAAGCCCTCGTCTCTTATACAAAGCGATTCGTAAATACGGACCTGAAAATTTCGAAATAAAAGCTCTCGTTATCGTCGGAACAAGCGAAGAGATGGACAGATACGAGATAGACTTAATCAAAGCGTGGAATACCACCGATCCTGAAAAAGGATATAATCTGGCACTAGGCGGGAGAACATCTTTAGGTACGAAATTCAGCGCGGAAACAAGAGCCAGATTCTCTGAATTGAGAAAAGGTAAACCGGGTAATAAACTTGGTAAGAAGGCGTCGGAAGAGACTCGACGAAAGATATCCGCCGCCGGTCTAGGCAGAAGGCATACCGAAGCAACAAGAATACAGATGTCGGAATCCCAAAGACTCCGTCGTCAAAGAGAGGCACAATATAATGGTTGATAATCGAATTGTCACAGTACCAGAGTTGAAACACGTCGAGGACCCGATTAAGGGATTCCACGACCTCCAGACAACAAGCGGCACCATCCAGAAGTTGCTAGCCGGCGGCACGCCGGATTGGGTAGCACATCCAGAAGACTTTAAGGCATACGCCCAAGAAGCGTTCGCCGCAGAACGAGAGCGTTCGGCTGTTATGGCCGCGCGCTACATGATGGAAGATCAGGAAGACCTGACCAACCGCAAAGCACGCATGGTCAATGCCATGACAACCGATGAGTTTCTCATGAAGCTCAGAAAGTTCGGAATCAAGTGCTTCACAGTTTATAACGGCTTGCCAAAGACCATCGGTCTGTGGTGCTTGCCGCCAAAGCAATTACAGAGAGCCCGGTACATCTGCTTCATGCAAGTCCCGGCGATGTACGAGTGGTCGGTGCTGGCGCTGGACAAGCGCGGCATGCCGGCCGGCGAAGCCTTTAGAGGCTGGCGCACCGTACTCATGGAACTCATCAAGAAAGAGATCTTGACCGAGTACCAGGCTCACAAGATATTTGGACGTCCGTCGGGCTCGCCCGTCTTTCGGAGATATCGCGAATCGTTGTTCGACCTCCGCAACGGCGCGCAGTATACCAAAGACGAGATAGCCATAGGCGACGTCTAAACAGCAGCAATCGGGTTTGCCGATGTTCCCAAACAATCGGAGTTGACGAGCAGATGTCTGGCTCCACTCAACAACAAGGAAGATATGAGCGATAAGCCGAAATCTGTTGCAGAAATGCTAGCCGAGGGTATCAACCCTGGGACTGGTCAGGTAGAAGCAACAGAAGCCCCAGCCCCCCAGGTAGCCCCCAAGGCCCCGGCGGCAAAGAAGGCAACTCCAGCAGCACAGCCAGTAGCAGCTCCAGTTCCAGCAGCGGCCCCGGCCGTTCTGGACGCAGCAACACTGATGGCAGTGCTATCTCAGAACACAACTCTCGTGAATCTCATCATGGCCAGAGAACAGCGCGAGTTAGTAAACCAGCAGAACCAAGAGGCTCGCGTAAAGGCCATTCAGAAACAGCGCGACCGCAACGCCGCCCACCAGGACGCGAACACCCGCCTACGTCAGGCAATGTGCTCGCACTTGAAGGGCAGCGGAAAGAATGGACTCAAGACCCAAGGCCTTTTGACCAAAGAAGACTATGCTGTTGCTCGGCACATCTTCGTCAACTCAGATCAGTACATCAAGTGCTTGATCTGCGGTATGAAGTGGCGTCAGAAGGACACAGCAGAGTACTTGTTCCGCAAGGGCAAGCAAGTTGCCAACCACACCAAGATCGGTTGGATGGAAGCAGTTAAGATGCTCCGGACTTCGACGAACACCACGACGATGTCAGAGCGCGTGCTTTACACCAAGCCGATTACGGACGGAGCAGATCTGCCTCAGAGCGGTATGACCGATGAAGGGGAGAGCAGAGTGACTCCTCTAGTAGACCGTGAAGGAAACGCCGTCACGGACTTCGAACTATAAACAACCTCAGGGGCCGGGCAGCCGGCCCCATTTTTTCTAGGCGAAAAATGACTACTGTATCGACCACCCAGACATCGCAGTCGACCGTCTACGGCTGCATCCCCTCTTTTCAAAGCGCGCCCGTTCTTGTTCCTGCGCGAGGATTTTAAGTTATGGCAGACAACAAAGGTGTAAATAGCTCAGAGCCGACAACAGCTGAGGTAGTTGGTGGCGTATATAACACTGCACCTCCCGTGTTGGTGGACGGTCAAGCCGCTGCGCTACAACTGGACGTAAACGGAAATCTTAAAACTACCAGCGGCGGGGGCGGGGCCACTGGAAATGTCAACATCACAGGCGTTAACAGTAATCCGCCGGCACTCACCAACCCCCTCCCGGTTGAGTTATCGGACGGCACCCAGGCTGTCGGAACCGCCGGAAATCCTCTAAGCGTCAATGTCATCACAGGCGGTGGTTCAAACGCATCTGTTGGTGCAACCGGGGCGACGGCGCCGACATCTGCGACAGAAGTCGGTATCATCGACGGCGGCGGCAAACTGCAAGGCGTTTCTGTTTCGAATCCACTTCCTTCGATTCTGGAATCTGGATCGACGACGATAGCTGAGATAGAAGGTCACGCCGGAGCAATTCTCGACGGCACGGCCGGTTCCCCGTCTACCGGCGTACTAACAGTTCAAGGTGTTTCCGGCGGCACAGCTATCCCTGTTTCAGGCACGGTCACAACTACACCACCTGCGAACGCATCGACCAACATCACCGAGTTGAACAGTGTTGCACTCGGCTCTCCCACTGATTGGGGTACGGCCCCGGCAACTTCGGTTGAGGTTATTCCGGTCAACGCCGAGATGTTCGTTGGGCAGAACCCGGTTTCAGCGTCGGCTGGCGTCCCAGTAACCCCAGCGACTTCTGCGATTTTCGAAGTCAGCCCGACTACGGCTGCGAATACCGCAACCAATCCGTTCTTTGAAAGACTGACAGACGGAACGAACCCGATGGGCTTGATGACCACATACGGTTCTGCGCCATCGGGCTACGCACTCCCGGTCAACGCCTACATTACCAACACCCCAGCCGTGCAAACAATTAATAGCCAGCAGTCGGCGGAAACGACGGCATCGTGGACTTCGGGTACCGCACAGAATACTACCCTGCAGTTAAACTGCGTTGGGTATAGCAGTGTTGGTATCACTATTAGCACAACATCTCCGGTAGCGGCTGTAGTCACCTTCGAAGTCTCGGACACAACAGCGTTTACAAACGCCTTTTTAGTGCCTGCAACTAGAATTGGTGCGACGAACACCGCTGCGACGTCAACGTATGCACTTGTCTCAAGCACAAACGCAGCGTTCGTGATACCTGTGGCAGGTTTCGCTGCCGTCCGCGTTCGTCTATCTACTGCGATCACGGGAGCCGGAACGGCCAGCATCGGCATAACGGCTTCTGCGATTCCGTTTACACCAGACTGTTCACTAGGCGTCACCTACATTGCGAGTGCCTTTGTTTCGAGTGCCGTTGCAGACAATCTGGCAAACGTCACATACTTGCCGAGTAGTTCTCTTGCTACGAACCCAGAACTTGTCGCTGATTCTGTTTACGGTGGGGCCTTTAGTGGCGCAGCGAATGCCGCATTGCAAGGCTGGTCTAAACGCCGCGCTCCAACGGTTTTCAAAACCGCTCAAGCAACAGCCAGTGGGAACACAGCAGTGTGGACTCCCGGCAGCGGAAACAAATTTCGTTTACTAAAGGTCTTCGTTGAACTTACCGACAATGCCTCCTTGGCTTCGGGAGCGGTGTTGACCATCTCATTCCAAGACGCCACCACTGCGATTAATATCGCTTTCGACGTGTTTGTGCCGACCACAGCGGTCACGACAGTCATTGGAGATGGATTAGAGCAAGAACTCGATCTCGGTGATTTCGGGATTTTATCCGCAGCAGCCAACAACGTTTTGAACGTCAACCTGTCTGCGACGCTATCAACCGGAAACGTCCGCGTCATCGCGATGGGGACGGAGGAATAAAATGATATTTGACGCAAACGGCAACCTACAGATTAACACCTCGGTTGGGAGCGTATTTAACGCCACGCCCCCAGCCCTTTCGAACGGCGCTCTCGCCCAACAACAGGTTGATTCGGTAGGCAGCCTGTGCGTGAACAACGAGGGGCGTCGTAACACATATCGCGGCGTCTCTGTTGCCTTCACTCCGGTTGCTGCTGTCTCATATCCTCTGTGGACGATCAGTGGTTCTAGCACCAAGACCGTCAGAATTACGCGTCTTCACATCGCGGCGTTTTGCACCACAGGCACGGCGCTTCCGGCCCGCGCCACCCTCTATAAGTTCAGTTCCAACAGCGGAGGAACGCAGGTGGCGGGAACAGCGTCTTTGATGGATTCGAACAACGCCGCTGCGACCGCAGTATTCGGAAATTATACAACCATCCCGACTACAGCGGCGGTTATTGGGGGACCCATCCAGGCGGATGTGCTCTCGTGGATTACGCAAAGCGCAACCGTCCCGCAACCGCCAACGGCTATCGTAGATTGGACATTTGGAACAAACGGGGGACAGCAGCTTGTCCTTCGTGGCGCATCTCAGTGGGCAGGATTTTATCTATCGGCTATCGGCACGACCCCGGTTATGTCCGTGACGTGCGAGTGGGTCGAGGACAACAGTTAAGGAGCTATCATGGCAGCAACGCACACATACATCATCTCATCCGTTACGGAGTCAGGAGACGTTCTAACAGTCACAGGTACTGTAGACACCATTCCGTCAACGGGTCCGGTTCCTGTAACCGTGAACCTGTGGGTATCCGCAGCAAGTGCCCATTTGGCATCTGCGATTTCATTTCAAAGCTATATCGCCCCGTATATGTTGGCGCAAGCATTCCCAACACCGCCGACAACGCAACCAACTCTCGTCGGTACATTTAGTTCATAGGAGTTACCATGTCAGAAACCACACTTCAAGACCTTCAAGAGCGCGTTGCACAACTTGAGCGCAATCAGTCATCTCGTCGCGGCCTAGAAGGCGCCAGAGGCGAAAAAGGTCCGCAAGGTCCGCAAGGCTTCACCGGCTCCCAGGGCACGATAGGTCCTGAGGGCCCGCGCGGTCCGCAAGGATTGCCAGGAGTTTCGAACGTCCCCGGACCAAAGGGAGACATCGGCCCCGCAGGTCCACAGGGGCCGTCAGGCGCAGACTCTGCGGTTCCTGGCCCACAGGGGCCGATAGGCCCACAAGGCCCCGCAGGTCCGCGAGGTGACAGAGGCGACACAGGCGCCATTGGTCCGCGAGGTCTCGTAGGTCCGAAAGGTGACACCGGGGGTGTTGGCGCTACGGGTCCACAAGGCCCTCAGGGCCTCGCAGGCGCGAATTCGAGTGCTCCTGGTCCACAAGGACCGGCGGGCGCGACAGGCTCGCAGGGTCCAATCGGCGTAGCAGGTGCCCAAGGCCCGAAAGGCGAAACAGGCGCCACCGGGTCGCAAGGTCCGACAGGTCCACAAGGTCCCCAGGGCCCTCAAGGTCCAACCGGCCTACAAGGCGAGCAAGGTTCGGCGGGCACCCCGGGTCCTCGCGGTCCAGCAGGCGATATCAGCGCTGCGGTTCAGCAGTCCAAAGAAGCGGCAATTGCGGCGGTCATGCAGATCTTGAAGGCCAACAATCTGATTAAGTAATCGAGGTTTCATGTCTCTTGTTTTTACGCCCCTGGCGACAGACAATTTCACGCCGAACGCAAACCCGTTGAATCCTGCGCATTGGACAACGATGACCGATTCGACGATTTACGGTACTGCACGCGCACAAGGCGGAAGTTTCGAAGCTACGACGACGACGTACAACAACGGCCTTATAGCGGGGGCCTTTTACACGGGCGCGTCTTTTCCCGCCGATCAGTACATCAGCGTTAAGTTGTCTGCCTGGGCGCTAGGAAGCGACGACGAAATCGACTTCTTTCTTCGCTCCCCCGACTTGAGCGGTGATTACGGCTACGTTTTCAGTGTGTTCGATAACGGAGACGGAGTAACAGCCGATATAACCTATGGACTTTATGATGGCTATGGATACTACATTGGTCTCGATGATTTCCGTGCGGCCATCGTCAGTGCCGGAGACACCTTCGTCTTCGGTGTAGTTGGGTATACATTCTATTTGTTCCACAACGGCACTCTGATTTCGGTAAAGACGGACTCTAGCCAGGCGTGGGCGAGCGGCTATATTGGGATGGCCGTTGACCCGCAGAATAGCGCAGGTGAAATTAAACTCTCGACTTTCGCAGCCGGGGCCGTATCGGGGTCTCAGGCTGGGCCGTATTCGACCATTTCTGGGGGCCTAGGGCTGAAAGGCGCGGGATCTACGGTATTCTTCGTGGAAACAGCCAGCGGTGACTTCAATCAGTACGGGATCACCACTGCGGACAGCAATGGAAACTACACATCCAGTCCGCTTCCGTATAACACAACCTACTTGGTGATTCCAGTTCTGTACGGTGCGGAGTTCGTGCCGTTCAACCAAACGGTCGCGTTGGTTACTTCTAACGTCACAGGAATAAACTGGTCTGGGCCGTCTGATTATTGGGCTTTGTCATCTGTCATTTCAGATTCGTTCAATCGCAGCGGCGCAACACAGAACCCACTCGTGGGGTGGACAACTTGGCTTGGTGGGAACGACACGAACCTAGAATCCGTGAACAACATGTGTCAATGCTCCGACAATACAAGCGCCCCAGATTCATCAGGCAGCATCAACGGCTACAGTTCTGCGAGCGATTGCTACAGTCAAGTTGCCGTCGCAATGTCAGCAGAGTACGACTATTTCGGTACCAATCTTCGTATGGGCCCCGCTGGGTATTACGGCACCACTGGATATGCATCGTCGATTACCGGGCATACAGGTATAAACAATGATGGATCGTTGCAGATAGAGGACATCGCTGCGAACGCCGCGTTGTTCACTAGCCCGGGGTATATCAACTATGGGTTTGGTTATACGTGGGAAGTCGGAGACATCTTTAATTTGGTTTATAAAAACGGAAACCTTTACGTATTTTGGAATGAAGTTCCAGTGGCGGCGGGTGCTAGCTTGACGGATTCTGCCAACGATGGTTTGGCTGGCGTGCTGATTGAACCACACATACTAGGCGATGTCGGCTTGGTGAATTTCGCAGCGGGTAGTGTTATCTCAGCCAACCCCCCGCCCGGTCCTATCACGTCAGGAACAATTTTCCCGGGGCCGTACTTCGGCTCTAGTTTAGCGGCGGCCTTCCCGAACACCCAAGGTCTGGATTTCTTTCAAGTCATTGACGAAGGCGGGAACATTGTTTGGAATCTAAACGCCGTCGGCACCGCTACTGTAAACCCATCGAGCTGGACAAACGGAACGCTTCTTGGTGTATTCGAAGGCGCGAATTTTGCACAAGCATTTCCAAATCCGCAACAGTTAAATGTATTTCAGATAGTCGACCAAGGTGGTTTCGTCGTCTTTTACGTCGATTACCAAGGTCTCGCTAAAGACCCCCACCCTCCAGTCCCCCGGCGTCCCGGACCACCATTTCGTCCCGCACGTCGCAAACGGCGGTAAATTCGCAAGAGACAACACATCGGTCTTGCACAATAGATTCCTTGGCTGCGTCGGCATCAGGAACAACAGTTAAGTTTTAAGGAGTAGTCATGGCAATTACACAAATCGAAATCGGGACGCCATCGAACGAGTATATCTTCACAGATACCGCGATGGGCACCTCGGTGGACGGGATCAAGGTCTCGTCTGCGAAGCTTTACGCTGTCACTATCGACAACTCGGCGAATCTGGCGGCTGCGAGCTATGTCAAGCTCTACAATGCTCTGACCGGCAACGTCAGTCTCGGCACCACCGCTCCGGACGAAGTCATCTACGTCCCGGCCGGCGCCGTTGTCACCAGGAACTATTGGACAGGCGCGGCCCCGGGCGTAACCTTCGGGACTGCTTTGAGCGCGGCTTGCGTCACCACAGGCGGGACAGCCGGCGTCACTCCTCCGGTTAGCTCGGTTATCGTCTCTGTCAACTACGTCTAAGAGGAACCATGCCAACATATAGCATCTCAGGCCAGGCACTCGCCGGTTCGACCATAAACTTGACTGGCGCCATGACGGCAACAACGATTGCGGGACCAACAGGCCTGTACAGCTTTTCTAACTTGGCCCCGGGAGCGTACTTCGTCACCCCGGTTAGAACAGGCATCACATTCGTTCCGCCGAACCAACAGGTCACGATTGTCGCTGCGAATATCACAGGCATTAACTTCCTCGGAACCTCGGCCGGCACCGCAGCCTCGAACACAACCCTCCAGAACATCGTCGACTCGGTCCAGAGCCTGGCGGACTTCGAATCTACTTTGAACATCGCTGGATTCTCGGATGAACCGGCTCGCACCATCGCCAGTGACGTCATGGTTGCGATCTGCGCGACTCCGTTCCCGCACAAGTGGAACGAAACCGACCTTCCGGTATTCTATACGACTTCTTTCCAACAGGATTACGCCCTGATAAATCCGGACGGCAGTTCTGTTTACAACGTCGAGTGGCTCGAACGCGGTGTGGCGTACGATATCAACAACACCTCCATCCCGAAGCCGTACTGCGTCGTCGAAGCCGGCCGTTCTCTTCCGGCACGCACCGGAACGTTCTTCAACACATCCTCGATGCTCGGCAACCCGGGATTCATAGTCGCCAGCCTTCCGAACAATCTACTGTATTACGGAAGCTGGGGCCAGCCGAACGTCGGCGGCCCAGGCCTTGGAAACAACCCATCAGTCGGTTCGATCTACATCAACCCGCTCAGCTCGCAGGTCACTGCGGCTAGTTGGTCCGCCGGCTCGGGTGGCCAGGCACAATTCGTGATTACGTACATCCCGAACGCCCTACAGGTCAGCACACAGATGAATATCGCCGGCGTATTCCCGGCGCCGTAC